TCACCAGTGGTAGCTGTACCACCAAGGCGTAGCGTCATGCTAGTACCCTGCGTAATCGTACGGGACGAAGCACCTGCATAGAACAGGAACGCCTGCCGCGCTGACCAGATGGCACCATTAAGTGTAATGTTACCAGTCATAGGGACAAAGCAATCACCGTCGGCGAGGGCCAATGTACCCGTGGTATTTGTAGAAACTTTCATGGTGCCTTGCATCGAGCTAAGGCCCGTAACAGTGCCACCAGTAATAGCGACTGCACCAGAGCCTTGAGTGGCAATAGTACCTAGACCGATGTTGGTCCGGATAGCTGCGTTGTCCGCCGAGCCAAGCATAGTGTACACATTTGCACTGGTTGAGATGGCTTGCGGGACGCCTGAACCAGAAGACGAACGCCCGATTAGTTGGTACTGGCTTAGATTTGCCATCTTCGCCAGCGTTACTACAGCGTCGTCAAGTGTCCAAACTGTACCTGAGCTAGAGACAGTAATACTGCCTTTGTCACCATCTGTGACAAGAATTCCGGTAGCCCAGGAAGGGTCGGCTCCAGCTCCGCCGGATTGCAGGACTTGTCCTGCAGTACCCACGCCTAGTGCGCCCCATGTAGAAGCGCCACGGTACAGAAGCTGCCCGCGCGTGGACCCAATCATATCAAGTACATCAGAAGCAGACAATGCCGAGACAGCACCGGTACCGCTAGCCGTACGGCCAAGCACGGTATCCGTTGCAACGTCAGCAAGTTTGCTAAGAGCAACCGAGCCAGCAGCAAGGTTGTCTTCTAGAAATTTATCGAGCAAGCCCTGGTTTGTAACACGAAGTTCACACAGTGCGCCAGCGGTGAATGCGCGAGCCGTTGTGCTTTCTTGTGCACGAACGATAGTCATACTATCGCCAGAACGTGCCGTAACCTTAACAACCTCGTAGTCACCTTCGGTGCTTTCGATTGTCATATAGAAATAATCACCTGCACCTGCAGCAGGGAACAGCAAGCCGTCACCGTAAGCTACGGTAAGACCAACATCACTACCGCTGATCGCGGCGTCTAGTGTGCTAGCTGCATTGTTTTTAAACTTAACACCCATGGTATGTCCTTAAATCCACGGAACACTACGAGCGCTCATAGGCCCGCGAATGTGTCCGATATTAGCACGACGCCGTTTCTCGAGGTATCCTTCACGGAACTTATTACCATAGTGAATGGCATACTCCGGATTGGTCCATGGTTTTCCCGGCATTGAGAAGAGGCTTTCAAGTGCGCCCCAAACAAATAAATCTTCGAGCTCGTTAAACGCTTGCTCATCCATTTCGGTAGCAGTACGAAGCGGCTTAAGAGCTAGCCACATCCGTGCGGTGTATGTCTCTTCTCCGTCTGGGAGCGGCAGGATGACATATCGCTGCGGTGAGACCATGGTAACCGCTCGGGGTCGCGAGGCATCAGCAACAACAGAATCAGGAAGAACAAAGTCAGAGCCAGCATTAAATACATCTTCGTTATACTCGTCTGCACCAAGGTAACCGCCAGGAGTTTCACTCCACAGCGTTTCTGCGTCTTCACCACTAAGGTAGTCAGCCCACTCAGGATATTGTGCGATAGCAACGTCCAGATTGATCATGTCCAGGGGACGATCATTCATGGAGAAACCAAACATGTGTTCAACTTCAGCCGTGGTCGGCACGTCAAACGCGTACTCGTACACGCCCGGAAGAAGCTGGTTCTTCGGCGGCACATAACGCCATGCCAGAGTCTTCTCGCATGCGATACGCGCAGCAAACAAAATGTGTTCAATTGCGGTCGGACGCGGCACTGCTGGTGCTAGTGCTTCAACTCGGTTAGCAATTGTAGAGAATGCACGATTAGCCATTATTACCTCTACGTGGGTCAGTCTTACCGCTTTCGTTATCAACAACTTCACGCTGTGACATATCTGCGCCTAGGGACTGCAAGAATGAAGTGTAAAAAGCTTTAGCGCGTTCTGACTCTACGCTTTCATTATCTACCACTTCGGCTAGATAAACTACGCAGTCAATCATGGCAGATCGATAGCTGTCAGCCAAGATCATTGTGTCACTAAGAGCATAATCACTAGGCACCTCAATGTATTCTACACTGATTTCAGTGCCTGTAGATGGAGCAGGATATAAATAATACCTTCGTGGGTTGCGTGGGTGGCGCATCCAATTGACTGGTGTACCCGAATCTTCCAGTGTCCAATCTGGAGCAGAGCGATCCATAGTCTCTTTGTCAACTTCGCCAATAGCACTGCCATTGACAACACGGTGAACTTCCATGATGCGTGTTACGCTGGTCGGTAGTTCTTGTTCAACTTGATCAGCAGTAGGAGTAACATCTTCGCTAATGATAAAGAGGTCTGGGCGAACCATGGCGGCACGCTTAATTGCTTGGTTCACAAAACCAAGCATTTCAGTATCTGAAAAACGTTGTGGCATCAAGACGTTATCGTCGTTGATGAGTACTCTAGCTTGTGTAATGACCTCTTGTGGCGTCATTAGAAGTCCCCTTTAACCAGTCCGCTAATATCTGCAGATGGCATACCGAGTTTGTTTGTCTTCGGTTTAGAGAAGCGACGGGTTGCTTCTTCACGAAGAGCTAGAGGAGCTTCATCAGGCGGCGTGATGTTTTCCTCTGGGATTTTAATTTCAACCTTAGGGGTATAATCCTTAAAGGTATCAGGAATGAAACGTTCTGGATAAGCTTCAACTTCACTAATAACTTCCGCATTGGGGTTCTTAGAGAGAGCTTCACTCCAATCGAAGATCATACCATTGACTTTAGAACGGATAAACAGTTTCATTTGTAAGTCCCTTATCGTGTCTGTAGCATAAAGTAGATTATTGTGACAGCTGAAAACACGGCTGAAATCAGTCCGGATACTATCACGTTAATCACGTGCTGTCCAGTGTCTTTTAGCATGGCTTCTTTTGTTAAGCGTGCTGACCGCAAATATGCTTGATCTTTCTGGTGAGCAATCATTTCATCAGGGTCAGTAACATTAAACCCCATTACGAGAAGTGTTTCTCGCACTGTCTCTTTAACCAGAACTTTTATCTTATAGTCCGCGTCCATGTCATCCTCAGTTGTCATGTTGTTACCCGTTGGAGGTTATTGTATAAGTAGCCGTATCTTGTACAACGTTATTCCCTGTCCAACGGATTTCAATCTGTAGTTGACAAGTCTGTGTAGCAGAAGGCGTGGATTCTTGTAAAGAATATTCTTGCGTTGTTGCTAATGAAGTCCATGCACCTATAGTCCCAGTTGGTGTATCTCCACTTAACACTGTTGCATATATTTCATAGTTGGGGGCCGAATCGCCTGTAAGCCATTCAGTAAATTCGATAGGCACACCGTGACGATATACATAAAACGAATTAGTGCTGCTTACAATGATGCCCGCCATACTTCCACTATTTCCGGTAGAAGATTGGCTTGTAATATTAACAATACCGGGAGCACCCAGTGGATCGCTTGTAAGCGCAGCTGCAATTACACGAACTAACATGCTATACCTTATGTAAACTTGACTCGGATGCGTCCGCCAACAGGTTGCGTGGTGCTCTCACCATTTCCACCGTAACCACGGCCCGCGAGGTCAATGTCAATGCCAGGGGCACCGCCACCGCCACCGTTAGGTGCACCGTCATTACCAACGACGTCACCCGTTCCGCCTGACACCGTACCACCAATACCGCCTGCATTGTTATTTGTTCTTGACCCGCCACCGCCAGTCATCGACACCGCAACGCCGCCAAGTGTAGCAGTTAGCGTGCTATTACCACCATTTGTTCCATCTGAAGCTGCTGCCGCTGTTTCATTAACACCTGCTGCGCCAACGCTTCGGGTGATTGATGCGCCCCATTCACCAGACAAGATTGAGCCAGTTCTGTAAGCGCAGCCGCCACCGCCACCGCCACCGCCAGTAGCACCTGCTGTTTTACCGCCACCGCCACCGCCACCACAAACCCAAATCTCATAGGTAGTTGAGTTTGTTGGGATAGTAAGTGAAGTCGAGCCGCTGTCGAGGTCATGAGTAATGGGAGTAAACGACACGCCAGCTGCAAGTAAACCTGCAATAGCGCCTAAACCTGCAATAGCTGACATTAGTTTTTAGCGTCCTTTGCCGCGCTGACATAAACCGTACCATCTGAGAGGATAGCATAGAAAATGAGATCGACTGTATTAGCTGCTGTAGATAGTACGATGTCCGTACCGCCAGCAAACTTATAGTTAGCGCCCCACGTTGCAGTGCGCGAACCTGTGGCATCTTGAACAACTTCGATCCATCCGCTGCGACCCTTCATACCTGTGGTAGTTGGGTTAGCAAAAGTAACGTTGCCTGTCAAGGTAATCTTAGCGTTAACAAACGTAGTAAAGTCAAACGTTGTAGTAGCTGAGTAAGAAACTGTCTCAACATCGCCTGCGGTAAGAACCGTAGCAGCGTCAATCAGTTTGCTTGCTGTGCCAGCTTGCATTTCTGTAGCAGTTGCAATAGCAGCCGAAGCCATCTTTGCATATGTAACTACACCTGAAGCAATAGTCGTAGCATTGCTATCGGCTGGACGCGTAACGTCACCTGTGTAAGCCCACGGAAGTGCAGTAAGAACTTCGACGTTACCGGTGGCAGCAGTTGCACGACCGAGGATCGAGTCCGTAGCCATCGTTGCCATCTTAGCAAGCGTAACTGCATTGTTAGCAATTGTAGTTGCAAACGAGCCTGTGCCTGAGCCAGTCACATCACCCGTCAAAGTAATTGTTTGATCGCCTGAGTTAGTGCCGGTAAGGCCAAGATCGGTCTTAAGCGTAGCAAGAGTGTTAACTTCTGGTGCGCCGGTACCCGCCGTCTTGCGGTAGATCAGGGATGCCGTAGCCATATTTGCCATTTTAGCAAGCGTGACTGTGCTGTTATCAATTGTCCATGTAGCGCCTGAGGCCGACACGGTAATGTCGCCTTTGTCACCGTCACTCAAAGTAGCGAGTGATTGAATTTTGTCATAGACTGCGTTTTTAGTTGGGACTTGTGTAGACCCATCCCAACCGGCTGCATACGCATCATCAGGAACGGTAGGAGTAATAGCGAATGCCGCAACACCCGTCGTTCGCGGAATAGTCAGTACGAGACCCGCACCTACGCCACCGCCTGCAGCATCACCCGCAGTCAGTGTAAGGTTATCGTTTGTGTTAGCATCACTCTTTAGCGTCCACGCTGGATTGCCTGCAGCTGTGAACAATAGTGAAGCGGTTGCTCCGCCGCCTGCATTATGCCCAATAGATGTAGTAGCTGTGGTAGTGCCGCTGCCACCAACTGACAGTGCATTAGTCGACCAACCAAGACCTGTTCCGGTTATATTTAAGGGAGAGTTAGGCTGAAGCCAAGTTACTTGGCCTGCACTATCATCCCAGAACATGATACGGTCAGCGTTTGGGTCAGTAAGTGATGCGCCAGTACCGCCGTCTGCAAGAGCTACATCGGTGCCGCCAACTGCGTACACTGTGCCGAGTGCCGCAACGGCAGCAGCAGCATTAGCAGCAACTACTGCATCAGCAGCAACATAGTCTGTTTCAATGCCAACGATTTTATCATAGACAGTATTACGACTTGGAGCGTCTGTGGTGTCGCCATTCCAGCTAGAGTCAAAGGCATCATCGTTAATGTTGCTGCCAGTAAGAATAAGATCAGTAATATTCTGCACCGTCATTTTCAGAGAGACAAGCGAGCCAATCGGAAATGAAATCGGAATAGTGTTTTCTTGACCACGAACTACATCGAAGCTCGATGCATTAATCTGTGTGACCTTAACAATTTCCATGGCACCTGAAGTGCGTTCAAGAGTAAGGTAGAAATAGTCGCCAACACCGAGCGTGGGGAAGCTGTCGATGTCTTCAACATAAATAGTTGTGTCAGTACTGCTAGCGTCTGCGGAAAGCGTTGTATGTGCGTTGTTCGCGAGTGTAATACCCATTGTGTTCCCCTAGGAATATAGGGGGCCGAAGCCCCCTATAAAGTTAGACAGTCGCCGAGAACGGAGTTGCTTCCGTGCCCGAGGCTTGTGAGTAGCCGCGAACAAAGTAGTGACCCGAAACAGCGTCAACAATCTCAAAGTACTCACCTTGTGCCGCGAGGCCCGTGGTCGTACGGTTGAGTGTAATCGTGTCGTCGTTGTCTGCAGCCCACCAAATGTTGGGTGCAGTAGCGGTATCAGAGGCTTGGACAACGTAGCCACGGAATTCGTCCGTTGTGTTGCCGACCTTGATAATGTGTGAGTTAGACGTAGCCGTAACCGTGACAAGAAACTTGTACACTGCACCGCCGCCAGTACTGCGGGGGAGAGTGACAACGCTACCTGAAGCAGTGTCGAGCTTAATCGTTTTACTCGCATGAGCCGCTGCCGTAAGCGTCTTCGTGCTACCTGCGGCAACCGTAGCGTTCGTAATAACTGGGTTATTAAGAGCTTGGTTGTCGAGAGCAATGCCAGTATAAATTCCCATTATAGTCTCCTATTAGGAAGAGGGGGCCGAAGCCCCCACCGCCATTAGTTAGCCGATTCAGCGGCGTTCGCGTTAAGGAAATACGCCCAAGCCCAGACAACGCAGTTCGCGGGAACCGCAGTGTTGATGAGCAGGTCGAGCGTGTCAGCCGACGTGAACAGCACAGGAGCCGCGAGACCATCCGACTTGTTCGCCAGAGCGTTCGACGCAAGGTCATTCGCGAAAGCGTTGGCAGCAATCGGCGAACCGCCGAGGCAACCAAAGTCAAACGTCGCAGTCGTGTTGGTCGCTTCAACTTCCGTGACGGACAGGCCGCCAGCAAGCATCAAAGCACCAGCTGGGATTTGCAGAACTTGCAGCGTGTCGCCAGCCGCCAGTGCCGTAGCACTAGCCGCAGCGCGAGCTGCAACAATCTTCGCAAAGTCGAGCTTCACAGCGCTATAGCCGACGCGCTTATCGGCGTGAGCGCCGAAAGTAGCCGAGCCTTTGTAGAAGCCCAAGGTATCAGTGTAAGTAGCCATTATAATTCACCTCTATATTTAGGATTACGAGAACTGGACCACAGCAGTCGCAATGCACTCCGGCTTCACGACCTTGTAGCCGTAAACGTGGAGACCGCGAATGAGGGTACCAAACGTGCTTTCAGCGCGCAGGGTTTCGACATTCGTCAGTTGCGAGGCAAACGTAAGGCCACGCTTCGTACCAGCAATGATGTTCGTCTTGCTGCTCGACGTGTAAAGGTTGTGCGACATGTAGATCGTAAAGCGATCAATCATGCCAACCTTACCGTTGCGAACGATAGACGTGCCATCGCCGGAGAGCGAGGCGTCCTTCAGTTCCGACTTCTTGATCAGACCAACAGCCTTAGCCGGGAGAACAAGATAGCGATCACCTTCCGGGACATTGGCTTCGTCGAGGACGGTACCAATATCGACGATCAGGTCAGTGATCGAGGTCGTGCCGCCAGCGCCGTCCTTAGTGACGGTGAGCGGGCTAGCAGTCGTGCCGAGGTTGAACGAGGCGGTCTTCGCACCAGCGGTCAAACCTTGGTTCAGGGCGGAAATGTCCGTCAGCATGTTCGTGAGAACGTCTTGGTCCACAACGATCTTCATCTGCTCAGACGCATCTCGCGACCAAACGTCCATCAGATTGATGTCGCTTTGCACCTTATCAACGTCGTCAGACACTGCTTGCCAGTACTTACCCTTGTCGATAAGCAGCTCAAGCGGCGTGCTGTCCGGACGCTCGATTTGGAGCGTTTGACCCTTAACATAATCGCGGATGGTCAACGTCGGGGTCGTACGGATGTGAACCGTATCGCCATGCGACTTGATCATGCCTTCGTATTCAGTGTTGCTGATTTGCGCAAGAACAGTTGCGTCATAAAACTTTTCAATCAGCTTACCGGCCCACAGTTCTGGGATAAAATTCCCAGAGTATTGCGGATGGCCGGAAGTAACGGGATAAGCCATTTATAATATTCCTCTAACTTCTTAGTTTAGCGGCTCTGCCCATTTTGATAGGCAAAGATTTCCGCTTCAATTCGTTTCTTCTCTTCAGGTTTGTCCCGGTATTTCCCCATAAGGGCGTCTTGGTAAAACTTACCAATTTCTTCACCGGTCCATTCCTTCTTCTTAGGTTCCGTCGGAGTAACCTTACGGCTAGTTCCTGGCGCAACATACTGTTGAAGATGGGCCTGATTGTTAGTTGGAGCAGGCGTCTGACCCCCTGCTGCCGTTCGCTTCCACTCGTTAAAAAAGTTCACAACTCTTTGAGCGTCGTAGTTCGCCTGCGCTTGAGAAAGGAAATGCTGACGGTTCATACCAGTGAGCTTGTCTTCTGACTGTAGCCAGTCTATGAAGCCCTGCGTCGCGTTGATACTTTCCCAGTCCGGCACCTGCGTATTGATCGTGTTCCAGAAATTGTTGCGTTCTTGTTCTGCATGTGAGTATGCCATGTTTTCCACGGCAGGCATCACAGTCTTACGAACGTGTCCGGCTTCAGTTTCCAGCTGTGCAATACGGTTAACCAGTGCTTGCTCCCGTTGGAATGCAACGGCTTCAGCTTCTTCTCGCGCAGCACGCCGAACCATCTCGAGCGTATCACCGTAGTCCTCAACGTCATCATCTGTGACGTATTTTGTGGGACCTGCGGGAGGTGTATGCTGCTTTGCAGCTGCCTCGGCTCTTAGGTTTTCTAGGGCTGCGATTGCACCGTTCAATTGAACACGAAGTTCATTTGTATCGGCTCTGTGCATCCCTTGCAGCGTACGATAACGTTGTTCGAGTCTGTCGTACTCTTCTTTAGTAATAGTCGCGGGCTCTTGAGGACTAGTCGGAACTGGCTCAGGATTCTGTGGATTAGGTACTGGTTCCTGTGGAGCGGGCGGATTGTTATCATCCGTCAGCTCTTGTTGGTTGAGCATCTCTTCCTGAATTTGCTTTACGCGTTCCACTTGTTGTTCAAGTTGTGCGGGTCGTGACATGGTAGCTCCTTACGGTGTGCTAGAGTTATGGCTTCGTTATACGATATGCCTTAATATACAGAGGCTGCTTTAAGTTCATCGAGGAGTTCTCGAAGAACCAGGGCGCGCCCCTGGTGTTTTTGGAACCTGTCCGATCCTACACCTAGGAGGACGTCCAATTCTTCTTGCAACTTACGCTGCAAATAATTCTTGTAGTTAGGAGCGTGAATCGAAACACGCTTAAGTGCGTCTCTTTCATCTGGGACTAACATTAGCCTGCTCCACCTGTAAGCTTGGCGCTAGCGCCGCCTGCGGGTGAACCGTCAGGTAGTGTTTGTGCTCCACCTTGGCCGGGTTGTTCTGGACCTCCCGGCATCTGCCCCATCTGACCTTGTTGCTGCATCATTTGCAGCTTCGTGCGAGATGGAACGATCTCTTCTTCTGGCATCTGTAGGGTTTTAGCTACTTGCCGGAGAATGTTGGCGCGACCGTCAAGACCCATGATCTGGAAATCAATTGGGTTAGCGGTTGCATTTAGGAATTCGACTCGTCTAACTTCTGCGGTTTCTTTAACAGCAAGATTGACAGCACCGCGCGGAACGCAGAATGCATCCCCCTTAATGCTTTCGTCGGGGTCGAATCGCATATTATAAATAAACTGAGCAGTGACAATGGGTTTAACCACATCGTTATCGATGTACGAAACGACTTGTCTGATACTCTTACCAGCAGCGCCCATAAGCATGCTAAGACCAGAGCTAGTACGGCCAGCTCCAGTAACGCTAATATCACCGCTAACATAGGACGGAACTCCTGAGTACTCATCGGCGAGACGAGCAAACTTCTCAAAAACTGCCATCAATTCACTTGCGTTGCTTTCAGGTTGGTCGAACCTAATTGCTTGATTGCTACCGCCTGCCTTATCTGCCGTGACTTGCCAAATCTTCCATGGGAACATCTGAGTGATGTCTTCACCTGGAGCGAGTCGGCTAATATCAATTTCAACTTGTGGGCCAGATGCGATACCCATGTTGTTCACAAGTGAGCGAGCAGCGGCATTACACATAGCTTGCACGCCTTCGATAGCTTCTGGGATAGAGAGACCCCAAAAGGCACCGGGCACTTTAAACATAGACGTAGCATGGTATGGCTTCTTACCCAACGGATCATAGTTGAGCATAGCCTTAATTACGTAGTTACCAACGAGCCAGACGCAAGCGTCGTACTCCTTGGCGTTATCGGGAATCTGCTCTTCAGTCATACCCCATTCGAGGAGCATTGCACCAGAGACTTTACCCCAGAACTCAATACAGTCATACATGTCCGTAGTCCGGTACCATGTGCTGTGCTTGGCTTGGAGTTCATTCTTTTCGAGCTCGTTATAGCTACCGAACCAGCTGCAGCTAGTCCCTTCAGAAAGAGCCATGCGAATTGCTTCGTCATCGAATCCTGGCACACCAATAAGGTTTGCAAGATCCGTGCGAGACATCGGCTTATGCTCAATCATGTATCCGTCGTCTACGTTCTCGATGCCCGGTTCTGGATATAAACGGTAGGGATCAGTACGTTCGTACGTTGGGACAAGCTTATCCTGTACTACGGGTGAAGTTTTACCCTCAGCGTCACGCCCCCACGCGAGCACGGTCTTCTTGCGAATCACCGGGCCTTTGATGCAGGCTGTAGGATAAGTGGCTAGGTCGCTAACAAAGTCGTCGAACGATTCATACCATCCGCCTTCGGCGAGTTGGTCTTCAATACGTTGACGCATAAGATCAGCTTTGTGCTGTGCAGCCTCGAGTTTACGACGACGAAATTCTTCCTCGTACATCTCCCGCATTTCAGGAGTCTGTGAGATTTCCGGTGCCATCCCGCCTGCACCTACGATTTGTAGGAGTTTTTGGGAGAACTCTTGCTCTAATTGTTGTTCTTCATCCGGAGACAAGTCTGGATCAGGAGAAGACTTAAGCTCCCACGGCGGAGCCCCACCATCAAGGAGGATGTCTCTAATCCAACTTTCCGATGCTCTGCACTTCACTTCCGTGATAGGCATGAAGATATCTGCACCACCTGCTTTTTGAATAGCAGACAGTTTTTCTGGTTCATACTGCCCTCTTCGTTGCCGCATTGCTTTTAACATACGAGTTTCAATCGGCAGTTTGGCTAGTAGGGCAGGATCCCAGCAAGAACGCACGTAACCCGCCAGATTAGTAATAATTGGCGAGTTCTGCTTTTCTTGAGCTGCTTTACGGGCTTGCTCTTCCTGATCAAACTTACTCAGTTGATCATTAGAGAAGGACCGCATAATGGTTGAGTCTTGCATTAGTTGTTCTCGGGATCAGGTTGTACCTGTTCGGGTGTGTTAGCTGCTTCAAACGCCGCCATGACCTTCTGTTGAAGGATGAATGCTGCGCCTGCAGCGTTAAGTCCTTGAGCTTTAACAGCCATGTCAAATAGACGAAGCATCGTATCAAGTTCTTGTTTCGTAAAGGAAATGTTAATCATTCGGAAAGCTCCTATTAGTGTTCTGCTGGTAGTCCGTTGCACGCATGGTCGTATTCGTGGTTAAAAGTGTAGGTGTATTCTTCGCGAGCCATTGGTGTTCCGTAAGAAGTAAGCGCTGTTTCAAACGTTGGCATTAATAGCCATCCTGGTGCACCGCACGCTCTAGAGTGTGGAAGTGCTCCAGCCCGCTCGCACCATTCAATTACCTGAGGCTGTGGCATTGTTAGAAATAGGACTGCACCTAAAATACAACTCATAGTGTCACACTCTGGAGTTCGCTATCGGTTAGAGCGCGGGGCCATAGAGCGGCGCGGCGGAGATAGCCGAAGGATGGAATGTCTGTTCTGTTGAAATTAACGCGCGTCGGCGCGGCGGGAACAGTTACAGTCGTTGCTTCCGTTCCTAGCGAACCGCCCCGCGCGAGTTGCGCTGAGTTTGTTTGTGTCCGCGCGGCAAACTTAGTGACTGTTGTCAGCGCTATGGCGCCTGTCGGGTTGATGTTGGCCTGCGTTGCGCCGCCAAATTTCACCACCAAATTAGGGCGATCATTGGAAGCAACAAACAAATGCATTTCGTCGTTGTTCGCGCCGTTGTCGATGTGGAACAGCGACTCGCTGCCGCCAGTATCCACGACCCGCTCGAACTCAGCATAAAGCGAAACCGGGTACGCAATCCCGCTCACCGGCACAGTCAGCACGTCAGCCGCTCTTGTGGCTGAGGCTGTCGTGGTGGGAATCGGAGATGACTGAAAGCCCGCGCTTTCCACCATGCCGAACTTGACCGCAACCGCGTCGCCGTTCGTGACGATGCGCAGGCCGAAGTTTGGGTTCGTCACCGCCGCTTGCGTGATCGCCACCTGCGTCCATGACGAAGTGACCGTAAGCGTCGTCCAGCCTGCGCCGCCGTCCACCGTCATCTGGATATTGCCAGAACCGGTGATGCGCTTGATATAAACGCTCGCCGCGCGCGTAGCTGAGCCTGACGTGATCGATTGCAGAACCGTAGCGTTGCCCGCCGTGGCCGTGAGGCTTGTCGCGCTATTGGCGACGCTATCCGGCCCGATCTGGTCCAGCGCCGCTGTGCAGGTCGTCTTGGTCCACGCCGCATTGGTCCAATCGTCAGACCACAAGCACAGATTAGTCCTAGCCCCTTCTATAAGGACGCCCTTATCTGTTCTGCGGAGCAGGCCAACGGGGTTGGCTGTGGTCGGAATGTAGGTGTGCGCAGAAGCGGCTCGCTCTATCTGAAGCTCTGTAATTGTTACAACAGTGCCGGGAGTGATGACGCTATTACCATGAAACAGGATGCCTAATTGGCCCGCTGTAATCCCCGCGCCGAGCGTTTGGTTGATTTCAAAATATGTTGGCGTCGTTGTTAGCGCTATGTTTGTATTGTGAGCTGGCACGCCATCGGAGTTATCAACTAAGCGAACCTGCATTGTCGTGGTGCCGCTTGGAATACTCGCCTTGAACCTAACCGTTGCAATCTCGCCGGTTGTCCATGTTCCCCCTGCGGCAGGTAGGCCCTGCTGAAAGTATGACCCACTATTTACAAACGTCAGCGTCTGCCCAACGGCAGTCCCCCCAACATATTTCGCCCAAGCCGCGTTCCCGAAATCTTCGGAGTATGAAAGCAAATTAGCCGGAAAATACGTAAGCACGCCCGCACTTGTTTGAGCGTATCCAGCAGAAGCGCGCGTGTAAGACCAGCCGGGGGTGTTGGAGAGAGCGCCATAGTTGATAGAGTTGAATCGAGCTTTGTTATTGACAAAGTCCCAGGCATATGATGGCGTAGTTGTACCTAAACCAAACGCGCCATTTGCGTTTCGTCGATTACATCGTCTAACTATATGTGCTGTTGTTTTAAGCATATTACCCACGCATTACAACAGTTACTTCAACGTTGTCTGCCGTGCCGCCAGAGCTAGCTGGCTTAAGGTACAGACAGGAAAGAGAAAACTCAAAGTACGCATTAGCCGTAGCACTGATCGTGTTACCGGTCACATCTTTAAGGTCAAAGTAATTAGTACCATCGTTGGAGCCTTGCAGCTTAACCGTAGCACTACCAAAAGTACCGGTAAACGCAACTGAACCAATTACGCCAACGCGTTCTGGGATATGTTTTGTAGTCATAGTATCTGCAGTGGACACACCGGTCCAGGTGAGGATGCCTACACCGCTAGTAACGGTAAAAGCTGGAGTAATTGTAGCCATATGTGGGAGTCTCCCATAAAAATCAAGTGTTTAATATCATAGTCTTACGTAAATGTCAAGCATTATGTCCAAGATGCAGCGTTAACTCGTACAACGGGTTTTGCTACAACTGGAACTGATCCTGCGAAGTCATTAATGTGAAGTGCAAGATACTGTAAAGCTTCCGCTACGTGTGAATGCTTGCTCTTCTCAATATTGCCTGTCTTAGGGTGGAACCTATATCCGCCCATCATTGCTGCCTTAAGGCTAGTACACGTTGGGTCTAGTAAGAAAGCCGCATCGCCGTCTGTATTGCGCATAAGGTAATCATCAACTGCGTTAAGACGAGCAGCAATAGCATTGGTAGAAGCGGGAATGACCGAAAAACCTTCCGCTTCAATAAGATTGACCGTACTTTTTTCATCGCCTTGTTGTCTCTGTTTACCCGCCGGATCGCATACAATCTGTACCTTTATCCCGGCGAACTTTTCGTTCAACAGTGGCTTTAGCTTTGTCCTAATGAACCGTTGAACACCCATGTCAAAGCCTACGGCTTCGCCAAGCACAAGCATCCGACCGCGTGAATCCATCTGTCCAATGACTGCAGCCGGTGTGAGACCTAAGTCCATACCTACAATCAAAGGTCGTGTACTACCCCTAACGGGCTGGAGGGCTTGCTTGGAAATGTGATAATCTGGCTTGAAGTACTTATAGACGGGTGTACCAGCGAGAGAGTGACCGTAAAGCCCGTCGATAAAGGTCCGAATATACTCGTCACTTCGCCCTTGGGTATCGTAGTAGCCAGCGGGAAGATTTTGAATATTTTCGGCATCAGGGGAACGACCGCTGGGTTGCTTAAAGACAACCCAACCATTATCAAATGGGCTGACCCCGTCCTTGGGATCGAGACCTTCCATTTGGTAATACCACCAAGTGTCGATAGTCGGAGGGTTTGTGTCTCCCCACATTCCATGCCAAGTTGGACCCCCATCTTTCTTAGACGGAAAACGTCCAACGCGTTTAGACATAGCATCCACAATTTCAGGGGCAATGTCTCGGCACTCGTTGAACCAAGCACCTGTAAGTTCCAACGAGTTAAGGTTCGCCACATCGTCAGCATCGTCGAGAGCTCGGAACATAACTTCACAACGAATGTCTCCCATTTCCAAAAAGTAAGTTTT